CTGTTAAATCAACAGTATCAGTTGCATCAACTTCATATTCTTGAGGAGCAGAAACAGGTTCAATAAATTCAATGTATTGGCGCGTAGCGCGAGCTTTACCGGAGCCCGGTTGAAGAATCTCAACATATTGTCGTGTCCCACGTAATGTCATTACGCAACCTTAATGCCAAATTCTGCATTATCCACTCCGTTAGGTGTCCATGCAGAACTAGTATTTGGATCAATCTCTGAAACTCGCATCTTTGTTACATAATTCGTTGTTCCAAGAGACTGTGAACTATCATCATAGTCCATCTCACCTGACCGAATAACAGTATGTATCGAATATGAAGTCGCATCTGTTTCTCGACAATCAGTGTTAATTTGAAGACCAAGAATGGAAGCTGGTGATCCACATGATTCATACGAATACAAATCTTTATGACTACTTGTATCCGATTCAACATAATCAGTGTCATCGTTTACTACTTCCTCATCAACACAGGTGTAATTATCACCAGCACTTGGAGTAAAATCACTTGAATTCCCATCAGCATCAGGAAAAATAGCAGTAACTTTTACGTTCCCAAGAAAATCATTGTTAAGGCTGCCAGCGCCATTACAAACATACAAATCATCATAATAATGATAAGTGCCAGGGTTTCCATAATAAAGACGAACTTTATCATAGTAGTTGTTTGTAGCTATTTGAGTATCAACACCGGTGTCAGAAAGAACAGTAGCAGCACCGACTTTAAGTTCATATGTTCCTGAAGAATTATCAACTAGGACCTTAAACTCTACCCAATACCAAACGTCCTGCAAAAGATTTAATCCACTAGTAGTTGCTAATACAGTTGTGCCGCGACGTACACAAAATTCACCGCTACTAAGCCAACGAACATTCATCCCATATGTAGTATCATCCACCAAAGATAAAATAGTCGTATCATCTTCATTACTTGTTCTCTTGATTGCAAGACCGACTATAATCGTACTGTTTGAATTGATGGCTGGTGTGTCTAAGCAGTCAATACTGCTACTAGGTGTATATATTCCATACCCGCCAACTCGACCGGCAGTTATTCTGATATAATCATCAGCACCACCGACATTATAACGTCTCTCAATAATTCCTGTGGGTTCAATATAACTTCCTACCGAAGTTCCATAACCTTCAAAACCATCAATCCAAAGTAAAGACATCGAACACACCTCCTAAAAGAAAATAGACCGAGCCGAGGCTATTAAACTTCGGCCCGGCCTTGGCGAGGGAGAGTTCCCTTAGCTAGCATTCGCATCCACCGTATAGGTAACCTTCAATTCATCATCCTCCTGAACAGGAATCGGATCACCATTAAATGCTGTAGCACACCACAACACACCGCCTGACGCACTATAGTCACCTTGATCTTCGCAATCAGTATGGCCACCACTCAAAAAGAGGCCATAAACCGTCATTCCATCGCCAGTTGCCGTAATGATAAATGTGATTGGAGTCGCATTTGTAATCGTCTGACTACTAGCCGCTCCTGGCGTCCATGTTCCGCGAATTGCGGCGTCAGCCCCAATCTTATAAGCACCAACAGTCAATTCATTCCAATTATTCGCACTTCCTGATGCGCGAATAGCAGCATACGTGTTGCCCAACGCCGGAGTCGGCGAGCCTGAATTGTTAATCAAGCCAATATACCACGTTGTAATTTGTGTGCCACTGTGGAAGTGGACTTCCAACAAATTATTCCGACCCTCATTCGTAATCAAGTTACGACACTTTCGCTCACCAATTTTAATGCCTTTGCGAAAGTGCTCCACTAGCCAATAGCCTCGTGGATCGAAGCCATCGCATGATGGATTCCTTTGTCCACGAACCACTTGACAACTGGCACGATCCTTCAAACTAAATCGTTCTTTCATTATCACACTCCTGTTACAAAGTAGTAGTACCGCGCCGTAGTTCGCGTCGTAACTCAGCAGCGATGTCTCTAGCCGTCTGGCGGCCAGTACCGCCGCCTACCACACTCACATTGATATCACCGATGTTAGTGACGCCCCCACCTTCGCTACGGAAGACAGGCTGAACACCGGCATTCATTGCCACAAGTTGTGAAGCAAATTTACTTGCTGCACCAGCATTCATCACAAACTCACCCTGAGAAAGCCATGTTGGAATTACATCAGTCCCAACAGGACCACCAGCCGCTAAGTACCGGCCAGCACGACCACCAAAAGCGGCAAACTCAGGAGCTACAGGCGTTCGTACCGCTGCTGCCGCATTTGCAAGATTCCACATTGCTGAAGCAGCACTTTGCACCTGACTGGTATATCGACCCATATCAATGCTTGCTACATGAGAAGTCGAAATATAGGCTCCACGTGCAGCAGTATCCGCTCCTTGCGAACTTTGTTGAGCTTCTCTTGCCGCCCGTTGCGCTTCATTTATTGCTCGATTAGCTTCTTGAATAAGTCGCTGACTCTCACGCATTCGATTTGTAATCTCAGGTAGCCCCTTTTCCATTATCGTGATAGTTTCAGATCGAGAAGCTACCGCTTTTGCATTCGCAGCAAACTCTTGCAAAAGTTGCATTGTGGCCGCTGAAGGCTGGAACGTTTTAACATATTGATCCCAAGCATCTCCCAACCGTTTAAGCGCCGCTTCATCAATAACGGCGTCTGGCTGCACAAGTTGACTCGCCTCAGCTAGAAATTTACGCTCTACCGCTGCCGCAGCAGTTGTAAACTCATCGCCCATCAACTTTGTTGCTAGTTTGAATTTGAACGAACGCGGTAACTCTTGAATACCTCGACGAAAATCGTCTAAACTTTGAGATGCTTGTGTTCGAGCTTGCTCCATCTCTGTGCGAGCTATAGTTAATTTATCGCGCACCTCCTTGAACTTAGCAAGAGCTTGTGCGCTTCTACTCATCTCCTCAGAAATAAGGGCTAAACTTCCTTCGGCTGTTAAGTCCTGCATTGCTTTTTTCAACTCAGGACTAGATTGTGCTGCGGCCTTAATCAATATCTTAACAGGACCGACCCCATCCTCAATATCTCTACGCAACCGAGCAAAGGCTTCTGGTGTCCCGTAAAATCGCCTCAACTGCACATCTGAGGTACCACTTTCAATAGCTAAAGCAATACGTTGTTGAAGCTGATCGAGTCCAAGAAAATCAGCAATGCTTACTTCCTGCCCTGTCAAAGCTAGTTCTCTAAACTTAGCAACATTCTCTTGCAATCGCTGTTGTTGCTCAGCTAACGCTTTTGGTTCTCTGGCTCCTTCCTTATCAAACGCTTTTAAGTCTTCAAGAATAGCCTTCATTAAGACCTTCATATCATTAAGACGACGTTGCTCCACGGCTGCCTTATCAGCTAGACGTTTTGCCTCAGTCGCTTGCAATTCTTGTAATGACTTTTCAGCTTCAATCTTTTGTCGCATAACAAACAATACTTGTCGCTGCGCGTCTTGCTGCAATTGTGTATTCTTTGTTCCATTTGCAATTTGCTCTGCTTCACTGGCCGCAGCCTCCGCCCGTTGAAAAATAGCCTGTGCCGCAGCAATCTGATCGGGAGTCTTAGCGCCACGCATCGCATCTTCAGCCTCTTTTGCTAACATGCGAGCACGCGACATATAGGCTTCCACCTGTTGATAAGCATCCTTATTTTTAGTTACATATTTGAAAACAGCATCCGAATAAGCAGCTTCAGCACTTATCTGCCGTTCACGTGACTGTTGTACTGCATCAGCAGCGGCTTTTGCGGCCGATTTATACGCAGTCGCTACACGTTCTTGTGAACTAATCATTGAACTCAAAGTCTCACGAGTATTATCAATGAGTTGAGTATTCTTTAATTGCAATTCATCCATTGCTTTGAAGAAATCTTTTCGCAATCCGGCCGCTTTTTCTTCCCATGCTTTGAGAGAGGCTTTCATTTCCTTATTCTCCGCCTCACGCACTTTCCGAAGTGCTTCCTCTTTTACTTTAACTTCTTCATACGCTGCTTGTCGGCGAGCTTCTGCAACCGCTTTAATATCCTGAACTGCTCGAATCGACTGATATGCTGATGTCGCAATAAGTGCTGTTAAACCTACACTCACGGCTGCCAAAGCCCATCCAACAGGGCCCATAGCCAAATGAAGCACACCCCAAGCTGCTGCAAATGTTAAAACAGCCGCTCCAGCATAACCCAATGTCAGCACCAACGATTGCAAGGCTGCGGACATCTTGTCTGCGCCACCAAAGAAAGCAATCAAATCAGCTAAGACGCCTGTTAAAGCCTCACCCAAGTCCTGTGTAAGTGTTACCGAAAGTGCGTTAATCTCTTTTGTGAGACGTTCAGCGGGCATTTTAATGAATTCATCATATAAGGCTTGTAAACTATCGCCACCAACTTTGCCTATTTCCTCAAATGCTCGTATAACCTCTTCACTGTCATTTCGAGTTAAGCTCAACTGAGCCGTCAAAGCACGCACATTGCGCACCGATTTAACAACTTCGGACCCCATACCATTGGCGGCCTCTGAAATTGCTTGCATCGCCCCAATAAGTCCCCTTGCCTGCACAAGTTGCTCAGGACTTCCAAATCCAAGCTCACGGACCACCTTCTTCATATCTTCCGAAGGTTTTAACATGGCGACCATAGCTTGCCGTAAACCGGTCGCTGTTTTATGGGCATCCAAACCACTAATTGTCATAGACACATAGGAAGCTGCTACCTCATCCAACGACACCCCCAATTGAGCCGCGAACGGAATAACCGTACCGATAGTGTCAGCAAGTTCTTTTCCTCGCACACGACCTAGTTGAATCGTTTTGAAAAACTTCGCAGCCGTCACTTCAGCATTTTCGGCTCCGATTCCATACGCATTCAAAGTTCCTGTCAATAAAAGAACAGCATCATCCAACTCCATACAACCGACACGTGCCAATTTCATCGACGCTTCCATTATTCGCGTGCGATCAGAGACAGTGACAAACTGATTTGAAATGGATTGATAAAGAGCTTCAGTAACTTGAGGAAGTGGGATATTGAAGCGTTTTGATAAGGTCGCTGCTTCATCTCCAAGAGAAACAAAATCGCCATGAATTTTAGGTGTGATTGCTTGAATCTCCGCGAGCGATCGTTGAAACTCAATAGAATTTGATACGATATCTCGCAGCATATTTCGGATTGCTGAAAGGGCCCGAACAATAGCTTGAGTGATAACAATCCGCGAAACCATCTGCCATGAGATAGTAAAACGCTTCGCGCTATTATTCATTTGGTCGATAGCTTGAGCGCCACGCATACCAGAGACTCGTACTTTATCTCCAGCAACCGAGACTGCTCCGCCAAACTTATTTGTTAAGCCAATAGCCTGTTGAATGCGAGATTCTAAATCAGCAGGAGGCCATGTTGCTGCGCCAGCCGCCGGAGCCGTTGGAGCAATCGCGGCCATAGAAACTTTAGGAATTTTCACACCAGCGGCGGCACTAGCCATGTCACGCATCAGTGATAACGTAACCTGTGCTTGAGCATTCCACGTAGCCAAAGAGGAATAGCTATTTTGAAACGCTAGCTGATTTTTAGCTAGTGAATTATCGAGACTCTGTAACGCAGTCAATGCCTGCGATACATCGAAACCTAGCTTATTAAGAATTTCATCAGCCATTCGCCACTACCTTACCCGCTTCTTCATAATAAGAGGAGTCGCAGAAGGTAAACTCGCGTCTCCAGTATTATGCAAAAATGCCGCCATACCTTTAACTTGAAATTGATATGGACCAGGCTTCAGCAACGGTAAAGTGCATCCTTTAATAGGATCAGGTTCAACCGTCGCATCGTGATATTCATTCCAAATGAGCCAGGGCAGATTTGTTCCATAAATGAATGTATACAAGCCACTCTCAATATCTGCTACTAATTCACCCTTGCTCTCCGCTTGTCCTATCGCTGTCCGGTCACGACCAGGGGCTCGGCCATCGACCGGCACAGGATAGTCAATTTGGCTGGCTACCTTCAGAAAAGTAGCTCTTGATGCTCCACTCCAAACCGGAACCTCCGCAACAACAGCTTCGAGCCATGCAGCTAAACCCCTTGCATTTGCTTGTCGAGTATCTTCTTGTACCCAGCAAGATTAAATTGCGCAGAATAGTAGTCCGGTTTGAATTTCATATCACTGCTCAGGTGAATTTGTCGTGGCACCAGCTAACTTAGCTTGCCACTGCTCTTCATCATACGTCATCACCTGGTCAAAAGCAATAATCAATGCTTGAGTCTCAACACCACAGTCATCCCACGACTCTTTTACGCCAGGCGGTCGAATACCTAATCTTGTGCAGGCTCGCCAGATGGCGTAATCACCGGTTCTGTAACTTGGCCAGAGGACATGGGCAACTCCGGCACCTGACCAAGAAGAAAAGTGTCCCGTGCTTTCTTCAGCTTCGCTTCATCCAAAGCGTTAGCTTCCATCACCAAGGACAAAACTCGGCTGACTTCAACTTCACTCAAGCCGCCTTCACGCAGGTCTTTTTCCCAATTAGTCCATGTTCTGGGATCATTTTCCTTAACACTATCCCACTCAATGTTGCTCGGTTTCAGCGAGTAGTAGACCATATAACCAAGTCGCTTTCGTGACCACTGATTAAGAATTTGCTGATAACCAGGATCATCCGTCATCGGAATGACACCTTCTCTAGTCATTTTTCCTGGTGGCTGTGGAACAGGACACTGCGCGGTGAACACATCCATATCACTCAGGCCAATAGCCCGAAATACAAGATTCTCCTCTCCACGCGGAAGAACAAGCACAACCTCACTTGACAAAGTTTTGGGATCAATACCATTGATCTTCATAGTTTTCTCCCTCTCAAAAGAAATTACCAGTGCCGGGTGCAATCCGACACTAATAATAAATACTTACGCATCTTCACGTGTCACAATAGGCTCAATGACATTGCACTTGCCAGTAAGCGAAATGTTTGCATCCTTAAAATTGACCTCCTTTGTGTCCGCCCGGAAATCAGGAAATAGAGTAATTTCCTTTTGCGACGTGCCGCAAGGCGGAACATGTTCGACTTCAATGTCAATTGCATAAGGTTCACACTGATCCGCTGCCGAAGATACCCATCCAGATGCCTCTCCAACACCCTTAAGGGCGTCCATCGGCGAAATCGTTTCCGATGTACCAGTTGTGATATGCTCGTAAGTGCATTCCAACTTCACGTCGAGCGGCACTTCATCGCCCTCACGAACCGTATCAAGGTCGCCACGATCAAGCATATACTCATAGTTACGATGTTCGGTATACGTAATGTTTCCATCACCAACCTTGATCTCGATTTGCTGAGGCAAGAAAGTAACAACATCATCATCCGATGGAATACCCGCTTCCGTGCTAAGAGCCGGGGTAAATGTCAATTGACACGTAACAGTATCAACTGCTGCCACAAGAGCAACCGTCGCCGTTCCAGAGCCACCACCACCAGCATCTTTTATCAAAAGTGCATTATCAGAAACCAACAATGTTCCATCACCATCGGGATTGACAAGTTCAATAATATACAATGTTCCAGGCGTACCATAAACATTGACAGTAGTAATTGAACTCAACAGTTCTAAAGCTGTTTTCATATCAGCCAAAGAAACGTCGTGGTCAAGATTTCCTGTCTCTTGACTTTTATATGTTAAAGTGAATGTTCCATCATCGGCGTCAATCGTGACACTTTGTTTCTCGTTAGCATCTTGAGCCGTTACTGTATAAATGTCATCAACACCGGCTACAGTAAAACGAGCCCCAACAGGAACTAACGATGTATTGTTTGTCAGATTAGCAACAGTATCAATCTCTATTGTGACCTCTTCATCTGCAAGAAGACCATCAGGATCATTAACTGCTGCTGTTCCACCAAAACCATCCTTGAATCGAACAATACAATCACGTAATTCAATACGGGCCATAAATCATCACTCCTTTCTTACGCATCTTCGCGCGTTACGATAGGCTCAATTGCGTTGCACTTTCCAGTAAGCGAAATGTTCGCGTCCTTGAAATTGACTTCCTTCGTATCGGTACGAAAATCTGGGAATAGAGTAATTTCCTTCTGGTTTGTACCACATGGCGGCACATGCTCAACCTCAATGTCAATCGCATATGGCTCACACTGGTCGGCTGAAGCCGTGACCCATTCAGTCGCGTTTCCAACCCCCTTCAAAGCATCCATAGGCGAGATTGTTTCAGAAGTGCCGGTCGTGATGTGTTCATAGGTACATTCCAACTTCACATCAAGCGGAACTTCATCACCCTCACGAACCGTGTCAAGGTCGCCACGATCGAGCATATACTCATAGGTACGATGCTCAGTGTAAGTAATGTTTCCATCACCAACCTTAATCTCGATTTGCTGAGGTAGGAAAGTAACAACACCGTCTTCAACATACGTACCAGCACCAAGTGCTGGAGTGAAAACGATATTCGTTGTAGGACTTGTACTCTCTGGTGTTCGCGCCGTCACTGTATGTACAGTATCCGACGCCGTTTCACCTGAAATAGTGAAACGAGCACCAACAGGAATCAAATCCGTATCAGCAGTATTCAGGACAAT